ATTTCAGCCGTTGGGCTTTCGCCAAAACGGTGCTGAAAGGTACGTGGCAAAACCTCTCGGTATGACAGGACGGCCATGCCTACGCTCCAAGAATGTCTACCGGCTCAAGGCCGTTGGCACGGATCGCCTGTTTGATCTCTTCCAGTTTCTGCAGCTGCTGCTTGCGCTGCTCAAGCGCGGGATCTTCACGCTGCAGCCCGAACAACGCAGAAATACCTTCGTTGGTGCGAATGTCCGAGACCTGCAGCGCCCGCTGACTTGGCTTGCTCAGTTCTGCTGCAATCTCCTGGCGAATCTTGATGCCCTCGGCAGCAAGGTTTCGCAAGCCTTGTGCGAACTGGCCTTGGTCAATCTCGCCAGCACCGAAGGCGTCCTTGATGTTCTTAATCTCATCCGCAACGCCGGTGGCCGGCTTCAGCAAATTTAGGTCGATGCCGCGGGCCTGAAGTCTCCGCTGCCGGTCCTGCTCCTTAGCGGCATTGCGGAGGAACTCGGCCTCCTTTTGTGCGTTCTCAAGCCGTGCCTCGGCTGCCGTGAGTGCATCCAGGTCAAACGCTTTGCGGGCCGCCGCAGCCTCTTCCTCAATGGCCGCAATGTTGCGTGCAATGGCCTCAAGATCCTGGTTGAGCGTCAGCCGTGACTTTTCGACATCGGTCAGCGTGGCCGACCGCAGTTCCTCCACCCGCTTCCGTGCGTCCTCGTTAGCCTTGCGGGCCGCCTCGTTGGCCGCCTTGATCCGCTCTTCATCGGCCTTGCGTGCCTCGGACAGCCGCTTCACTGATTCCGTGAGTGTGCCGGCTGCCTGAGCCGCTTGGATGAATGATTGCGAGTTGGGGGCGAATTCCTCAACCTGCTTGGCGTACCGCACCAGTTGGTCAAACTCGACAAGCAGCGGCTGCGGAATCTCGTTGAGCCCGCCCAATTCAGTGGCAAGCCCAAGGATTGCAGAACGGGCGTTGCCCAAGGCACTTTCCGCAAACTCACGGGCCGTGAGCCGCTCGGGAACCTTTAGGGCCTCTTTGACCTTCTCGCCCAGGTTGACGACGGGGCCAATGCCGCCCAGGGTTGCCGCCGTGAAGCGTTTGACTTCGGCGGTGCTATTTGCAAACGATTCTTCTACTTTTTGCCCAGCCGTATCACCGGCCGTACCCCATTGCAACAACACGCCGCCAAGCGTGCCCAACGCAGTCACCAGCAGGCCTACGCCAGTTGCTGAAAGCAATCCCTGAATGGCCGTGCGAAGCGTGAATGACGCAGCCGCAGCCACAGCAGCGGACCCGGAGTAGGCAGCGGCGGCAGCAGCCGCACCACGGAAGGCACCAGCGAGACCAATAATCCCTTGTGCGATTGCCTGGCGATTAATGAATGCGAGATACGTGCCAACAGCGGGCAGCAGGTTCTTGGCCAACGGAGACAAGAGGCTCCCAAGCAGACCTGCTACGGATGCTAGTGAACCCAACGCATCGCCGACCGCCTTGGCTGCATCTTTGACGTTCAACTGCTGCACAAAGGCAGTGAACTCATTGGCGCCACTCACAAGTGCTGGAGCCAGTTCCGTAAGCACTCGCCCAGCCAATTCCTGTAACGCTTGGCCCGCAAGCGTGAACGAGTCGCCAATTGCATCAATGGCGTCTGGGTTAATCCCTTGCACGCCACCGCTGAACTTGCTGAGAAACTGATTGGCCGTATTGAGGTTCTGCGGCAATTCACGGAACGTAGGCAGCAACTCGGCGCCGGACCGCCCGAAGATCGCCACAGCCGCCGCAGCCCGCTCGGCCGGGCTTTGAATGCTGTTGATGGCAGAAGCGATTGACGCAAATTGCTGTGTGCTGGTTTGGGTGGCGAGCCCGTCCACGGACAGGCCAAGCCTAGCCAAAGCCGCTTGGGCTTCCTTGCTGCCCCGTGATGCATTGGTGATCGTCACCTGGGCACGGGTGAACGCCGTGGCCAGCTGCTCGCTCGAGGCACCCGACAAATCCGCAGCCACCTGCAGCTGCCGCAGTTCACCATAGGACACGCCAAGCGACTGCGACAGTTGCCGCGTCCGGTCAATCGCTTGGGCCGCACCGCTGGTGAAGTTCTGGAACGTGCTTGCCAGCGATGAAACGCCAGAAATGAACAGCTTTGAAATTTCAATCGTCTTGAGCGTGGAAACGTCGCTGGCGGTTTGCTTTGCGGCGTAACCAAGTTTTTGCAACTCGACCACGCCGGCATTGATGCCCTGGGCCATGCCCGTGGCTGATGCCGACAGATTGAATGCAAGGCTTAGGTTGGCCATGGCGTGTCACTTCTGGCCCAGATCGGCGGCCATTCGTTTGAGCGTTTCAGCAATCTGCGTCGGGTGCTGCGGGGCCTTGTCTTCGATGGGCACAAAGTCTGTGGCGTCTGGCACTCGTCCTTTGCAGTACGGTGCCAGCATCGCACTGGCCACCATGCCGGTCTGAATCCACGGGTTATCAAGCGGGCGAAACCATCGGCTGTAAGCCATCCATTGCGAGAACTCACGGGAGTCCATCGCATCGATTTCGGCAACAGTCTTTTTCAGGTGAGACGCCAGGCCGAACTTGAATTGCAAGGTCGGCCTGGCGTTCATTCCCCCGCTAGCTTCTTGATCTCCTCCTCAGTTAGTGCGTTGTGCTTGAGGGCCGCACGCCACAGGCTGTGCATCTCGTCGCTGCTACGGGCCTTGAGGGCTTTGACGCCTTCCTCACCCGGATAGAGCAGGTTGCCCTTGTCGTCGCAGATGCAGCGGCTGAGCAACTCGGAGCGAAAGTCCGGGATGGCGTTGCCGTTGGCTTCGAGCAGCTTGAGTTCGTAGGAGTCACGGTCTCCCACGCTCATTAGCCTGATCGCCACCTCGCCGCCAAACGCTTGCACGCGGATGATCTTGGCGTCGGTCGCGGCGTCAATCTGTTCCCGAGTCAGTGCCATGGTTTCAGTTGTCCACAAGTTTGAGCGTTACGGTGTAACGGGTCACGCCGTTCAATTCGGCCGCCACGCCCAGCGACTCTAATACTGCGTAGTGCGTCAAGGTGACGCCGCCGCCCGAGATCACGACCTGCTTACGCAGGCCGTACTGAGCAGTGCTTACGTTGGCCGTGCCCATGCAGGTGAGCGTCACGCTGCCAAGGTCATCGGTCCATACGGCACTGCGGCCTTTCGGCAGGCCGCCGCCGTAGCTCCACGACAGGTCAACCACTTCCGTGAAGGCTGTGCCGCCCCACGTCGCAGTGATTCCTTGGCTATATGTCGCCATGGGATGCCCCCAGGCGATTAGGCCAACTGGAATTCAGCGCTGCCACGGATCGCATCGTTGATCGTCAGCGTGACCGACGAACTGTTGCAGGTCGCCGTCGCTGAGACGCTGATGCCGCCGGTAATTGAGAGCGTGCCGGTCGTGTTCTGAGCAATCACGCTGGTGCCGATGTACTCAATGCTGACCGTCTTGCCGGTGTCGCCACCTTGCGTGCCGACAAGCGGCCGGCTCATGGTCTTCACAGACTCGCCGGTGGTCTGGCCCAGGTGGCTGATGTCGATGTTGTCGGCACCGCCGCCGGTCGCACCGATGGTGTACGTGATCGACGTGACGGTGTAGTTGGTACCAGCGAAAGAGAACGTCGTGCCGGAACCGCCATGAGGGGTCGTTGCCATGTGTCTAAGTCTCCTGCCACCACACGTCGTAGGTTTGGGTCACAGAGTAGACCGACGGCATTTCAGCCCCGGCCAACTGCACAAAGTCGTCGGATTCGTTCTCCAGCGACGTTTGCTCTACCGTCGTATTGTCAACAGTGCCCCCGTAGCCATCCAGAATCTGCCGCATGGTGTCGGCCACGCCTCGAGCGGATTCGTAGGTGGTTCCGAAAATGCTGTACTCAACGGTCACCCGCGGCATCCCGAGCGGGCCGCCCATCGTCTGCGACCGCTGGATTGACGCCCGCCGCCAGGTCACAAAGGGAAGCGTGACCTTGTTGCCGGCCGAGTCCTTTTCAGGCACCGCCAGCGGAAACACCTTCGAACTGCACAGCGAGGTAAACGCCGTGCTGCCGACCAAGGCCGACCGCAGAACCATTTCGGGCGATTTCATGCGTCAGGCTCCGAAGTCCGTGCCGTAGGTCTTGCGGGTTTCCTCAATGGCTTTGGTGAGGGCAATCCGCATTTCACGGTCAATAATGGATCGCATGGTGGGCTCTGCGATCCTGTACGCCTTTTGCAGCGGGCGTTGGGCCTTAGCCCCACGCACCATGCCGGTGGCAATAAAATCAATGGGATACTGGCCTTTCCACGATCCTTCGCCACGGCGAGCGTTCCAGCTGGACAGGATGCCGCGGGGGTTGCCTTGCGGCTGCTGCTTCTCGCGCTGAACGATGGTGCGAAGCCGTCCGCCAAGCAGCACGCGGGTCCGCTTCTTTCGCTTGGACTTGCCAGCCATGCGTGGCTTTGTGCCGTACTCAACCATGTGCGAGTGATAGCCCCTATTGGGCCCGTAGAGAACCGTGCCGCCAAACGCTGACTCTGCGCCCTTCTGAGGCTTTGAACTTGTCGGCCGCCGGAAACCAACGGCAACCAGGGCCACCGGCAGCCCTGCCTTGTTGTTGGTGTATTTCCGCTCCACCTTGCTGACGCTAGCCAGCAGGTTGCCGGTCACTCGGCCGATGGCAAGCACTTGGCTCTGCAATGCTGCGATGCCTGGCTTGGCGGCTTTGCGAAGTGCACGGATCTGGTACTTGGTGCTGATGTCCTTTGGCAGCCGCTTCAGTGACGCCACCACGTCATCAAGCGGCTGCACGGCATACAGGGCCTTGGCCTGCTTGCCACGCCCCAAGGCGAACTTGATCAGCGGGTCGCCGCCGGCGAAGACGTTAGCCACTAGACCACCTCTTGGCAGATGGCTTCGTGTTCGCTGCGGTTCCCGTGCTCGAGTAGGCTAACGATTTCCAGCGTGCGAGTCCGCCACGAAAAACGCATGTTCTGCGTCAGGCCCGGCAGATACCGCAGGCGTACCCGGTGCGTGAGGGCGATTTCCTGCTGCCCGTTAGTCAGGGACTCACGGGCACTGACGCCTTCCACGCTGGCCCACACGGCCGTGCTGTTGGCCCACGTCAGCACGGTTTCGCCAAGCGTGTTGGTGGCGCCGCTGGCGATCTGCACCGTGACACGTTCACGCAGTTTGCCGGCGTCCATCAGCGGTAACTCCCCCACTTCTGCGACGACAGCAGGGATTCGACCGCAAACTCAAGCTGCTTGCTGATGCTGCCGACAAGCACGGTGCTGCGGTTTTCGTACCAGAACCCGATCAGCATCAGGATTGCGTGGCGGATGGCCGCCGGCACCGCAGATCCGCTTGAGCCGTAGCCAGCCCACCACGTCACGCTGATGGCGTTGTCGTCTTGCCGGTGCGGCGTCCAGGTGCTGCCGTAGATCGGCAGGATCGCCCCAGGCGTTGAGTGCCGATCTACCCGGTACTCGGCGGTGCTGTAGGTGCCCGTCGTGCCGGCCTCGGCCGTGAAGGTGATGGCCACCGCCGTGGCGGTTCCACTGGTCGCCATCGGCGGCCGTGGCAGTTCGACAGGCTCAATGCCGCTGTCGGGGAACTTGTCGAACCGCATCACCCACTGCGTCTGAATGAGCGTGCGGTCAAGGTACTGCTCGACCCACTCACGGGCGGCAGTGATCAGCCCGGCAATGTAGGCGTCATCTGCGTCCGTATCGACCCGCAGGTGCTGCTTGGCCTCGGTCAGCGTGACCGGCTCAACCGTGGGCGGCGTCTGTCTGGTCAGGCTTCGGTACTGCACGGGGGCGGCCTCGCTTGCGTGGGGTGGCGTCTGCGGTCTCGGTGGCCGGCTGAATGGCTGCCGTTTCGATCAGGTCGCTCTGGCGGTCCTCGACTGCCACACGGTTGGCCAGCAGCTGCGTGGCCAGGCCGCCGGCCACCTCGACAACCTGCCCCTTGCGGTAGCCACGCCATGCACGGGTGAACTTCAGTTTCATCATTCGCCTACGCTCCATGCAGTTTCGGGTTTCCGGCCGGTTTTGGCGTACTCAGAACAGTATTGGAAAACAGGCTTACCCAACTCTTTGCTGGGCCAGGTGATCAGCCATTCGCCGTGACCGATGCAGACCCGTGGCGTCACGAAGACACGGTTGCCGCTGGCCCGCCAGTTGGCCCAAAAGTGAATGTCGCTATCCCGCCGTGGCTTCCACGAATCGTCACCGGCTGGCGGCTGCTCGTTGTAGGTGCCGTCGCTTGCCGGAGTCTCAAGAAACCACGGCTTGCGGGCCCGCTTCAGGGCGGCCGTGCTGATCACCGTGCAGCCGAAATGTGCGGTGTCCACTTCCTGCACAGGCTCGGCAAACCACGACCGTGGCAGCGTTGTCTTGCCGTCCTGCGGCGGATTGTCCAGCGTGCCCTTGAGCGTCAGCATCGGGCGGCCGTCCTCACGCTTCACCTGCAGCGGGGCCAATGCATCGCACTGAAACGTCATGGCAATGGCAATCAGCTGCTCAACGTCTTCCCGGCTGAAGTACGTGTCGAAGTCCAGACACAGCAGATATTCCGCCGAGTCAATGAATTGCTCCATGCACCGGGTGAGACCCTGGCTCCAAAACGCCCCCTGTTGCAGCGTAGGGCGTATCTGCAGCGGCATGAGGGCCTGAGCCCATCCAAACAGATTGCCGATAGGGCCGAAGCGTGGGCCGCTCATGATGGCCTCAACACGCACGTCAACGTCGGTGCCGCCAACCTTGATGATCATGACGCCCCTGCAAAAGAGAACGGGCGGCCCCCGGTTGAGGGCCGCCCGCTCAGAATCACAGCAGTGTCAAGCCGTCAGGCTCAGGCACCCTTGAGGGCGATGACCGGGCCGGCGACCGTGTCGCTGCCAAGCTCGCTCCACGAGATCGCACACCGCATGGTGGCCCGCACGACCACCTGGTCGGACAGGAACGCCACCTGATCGCTCGAGGCGATTTCCAGGCCCCGACGCACACCGAAGTGGGCGGCGTTGCGGAGGTTGGCGAAGAGCGCCATCACGTTGCCCGTCTGGTCACCCGCACCGACCATCTGGTGCGACAGCAGCACCGGATAGCCCATGAAGGTCAGGCCCAGACCCTGCGACAGACCGACCGAACCGCCCTGGTTGAGATCCAACGCCTGGAAGCAGGTGGCGAAGGCGTAGGGCGAGACGATCCACGCCGCACCCTGGCGGCTGTGGCTCGGCATCGTGCCCAGCATCGTCACCAGATTGGCCTTGGTGATCTCGTCGAACGTGTCGCCCGCGGCGGTCACAAGGCTCGCCGCGTAGTCAGCGGACGAGTTCTTGAGGATGCCGTTGGCCGTCAGGATGCCGGCCACGCTCGGAGCGGAAGCCGAATTCCCGTTGAAAGCCACCGTCTCGACCGCCTGAGTCAGCGTGAAAGCCAGCTCGGTGGCGAGCATGTCGGCGATCCCCACGACCGAGTCCTCAAACAGCTCGGAGCTGACGCGGGTGGCGGCCGTGACCTTCTTCGCAGTCAGCGTGATCTGCGAATGGGTCGGGTCGCTGTCCGTGATGGCCGTGTTCTCGTTGACCCAGTACGCCGTGGCCCCTCCGGTGCGCTTGGGCACCAGAACGACATCGGACGGCATGTTGACCGGCGTGGCGTTGGACGCGAAGACCGAATCTTCGTTGACCAGCCGCAGCACCTGATTGCTCAGGATGTCCGGCACGAAAGCCGATCCAGTCGTGGACGCAGCCGAACCCTGGGCACGGGCCTCAACGCCGGCATCGTTGCACCACCGCCGAGCCTCCGCGTCACCACGCAGGTAGCCCTTGATCCACATGCCGGCCTTGTAGGCGTCCTCTTCGGACTTGAACGCCCGCAGCTTGCCGTGGAACGGCACGGACTCAATCCGCACCTTGGGCTCATCCGCACGCACCTCGGGGGCCGGCGTGCAGCGGTCCACCACGGAACGCAGGTTCTTGGCCGACTCAACGACCGACTTTTCGAATTCAATCTTCTTGGCCAGCTTGGCGGCGTCAGCCGTCAGCGACTCGAGTTCGAGATCACGCGCCGCCACAGCGTCCGCGTCACCTTCGATGGCCCGCACAGCGTCAATCCGGTTGGCGAGCAGCGCCGCCTCGTCCTGCAGTTTCTTGAGGTTGTCCACGTGAATCGCTCCTGGCGGCGGAATTGCCGTGCGGTTCACGATGCCACTAGGGCTGTGGTCTCTTGCAGAACCGGACTTCAGAAAGTGTTGTTTTCACAAATGCGACCGCTCGAGCACCGCACCGCGGGCAACGCAGATACCGCTGCCGCTCATCGCCGCACGGGCGACTTGAACGGGTACGCAGTCGCTCGCCGCAGGTGCAGCGTGGTTCAGGCACGGCGAAGCCTCAATGCTGCGGCGGCAGCTGCGTCACGGGCCAGCGACCGCTTCACAACAGCGGCAACCGCCTCGGGCTCGGGCTGCGTCTGCGATGCCAGCCACGCCTCATAGGAACGCTGGGCCACGCTGACGCTGCTGGCGGGATAGGCCGGCGTCAGCACCACGGACACGTCCACCAGCGATGACACTTCACGGATTTCACGCACCGCCCCTTGGTCGTCGCTAGACCAACGCTCACCGGCCGGGCTGATAGAAAATGCGAAGGAACTTCCCCGCAGGTCACGACGGCGAACCAGCTCGAGCGTGTCACGCCCCACCTGCGTGTCAGGCGGCGTGACCACGTACCGTAGCCCCTTGTCGTCGCTCGACAGTTCAAGCGTGCCGGATGACGAACGACCTAGGATCAGGTCGCTGTTGTGGTTCAGAAGGGCCACCACGTCCTGCTTGCCACGCTGCCGGTTGAGAATCTTGTCAAACGCTCCCGGCAGGATGATCTCACGAAACTGCGATCCACCTTCACGCAGCGGCAGGCTGAAACGGTTGTAGACCGCGGCGTAGCCGACAAGCACCTGCGTGCCATTGGCCCGTGACTCAATGGTCAACTCAGCCTCGGGCACTTCCTCAAACGCAATGCAGCGGCGTTCAAGTTCCATCGGTCGTGTCCTCCTCTTCGGCCTGGTCTTCGGCATCGTCCTCGGGGCTGTCCTCGGCATCAACAACGACCGGGGCAGGGATAGCTGGTTGCTCCTGCCCAACCTTGTCGATGGTCGTCATGTTCAGTTGAACGAAATGCTTGTCACCTTCCGGGCCGATGGGGTTGAGGTTCTCAAGCTCACGGATCTCATTGATCGTCATCCAGCCATTCTGGAGCGCCGAAACGTAGTAGGCAGACCGGCTGGCGTGATCCCCACGCAGCAGGCCGCTGACGCTGTGCTCAGCGAAATACCTTTCGTCATCGACGATCAGATCACGGCTGATTGCCGACTCCCACCGCTTGAGGTGGCCAAGCAAGCAGTGCTGCACAAATTCAGTCGATTGCACCTCAATGTTGCTGTAGGTGCTGCGGTCTAGCTGCTGGATCAAATGAGGTGGCACATGGAAGATCCTGCAGCACTCGTACACGGCAAAGGCCCGACTCTCGAGCATCTGGCTAGCCTCATTGCTGCTAGTCAGTTCGTGGGCCTTTACGCCATTCGGCAAGACCGCTGTGCGGAAAGACCGATCCGGCCCACGGTGCATACGTTCCCACTGCTCACGCAGCCGCTCGGCGGCTTCCACCGGTATTGGGTTGTCTGACTCCAAGATGACGCCAGGCCGTGCCCCGGACCCAAAGTACGTGGCGGCGTGCGTCTCAATGGCCTGCGACAACCCAATCACGTTCTGAAACAGCTTGTAGGTCGGCACCGGCCGGATGCCGTCCTCTGTCGTGAATCGCAGGCAGAAAATCTGATCCTGTGAATAGATCGTCTGCCGGCCGCTCGGTTCCCGGTACTTGTACCGCACCGTGCCGTCCTCGAGCCGCTCGGGCTCCATGCGGGACGAATGCAGCGGCCACAGCTCCGACACGGCACCACGCTCGCCGGGGCGGATCTCGGCGTAGCTGGCACCGTAGTGCAGGTACATGCCGGTCATCCAATCACGGAATTCCTGAGCGGTCTGCCACGGGTTTGGCTGCATGTGCAGCAGCCGGTAGACCGGATGCGTCGGCGCCTTCACCTTGCCGCCGCTAGTCAGCCGCTCGTAGACGTGCAGGGGCAACGCGCTGACAGCGTCACTGATCACTCTTATGCATGCCGTGTAAGCGCTGCACGCCATTGAGTTGTCAGCGTTCACCCGAATGCCCGAAGGCGTCCGGTTGGAATTCGCCTCGTTCCACTCAATGCCACGAAGCTCGAGCATCCGATAGTCGGTGGCGTGTTCGCTCATAGCGTCAGGATGTCCCAGGATTGGCTTGGCGAAACGGAGGTGGCGTAGACACCGGCCGCCATCACAAGGCTCACGATGCCGTCAATTCGTTCGTGGCTTCTCTGCTTGCTCGGCTTGATGTTCTGGCCATCGGTCTGAATTGCGACGTTCCCGGCCTGCCACGTCAGAACTTCGTGGCCACCGTGAAGCAATTTGCCACCGACAATCCATGCCTCAACCTGGAGCGAAGGCGCTGACATGGCGCCGTACCCCTGTCCAAAACCTACAACCGGCAGGCCATCCTCTTGCAGAAGTTCTTGCGTCAAATGCGTGGAGTTCCAGCGATCAACTGCGATCTGCTTGATCGTGTATCGCTTGGCCAGTTCCACGATGTCCCGGCGTACCGCCGAATAATCAGTGACGTTTCCCTCGGTGACGTTGAGGATTCCTTTCCGCTGCCACACGTCATACGGCACTTTGTCCCGCTTCACCCGCTGCTGCAGATTCTCTTCCGGTATCCAGAAGTGCGGTTGCACCCACAGCGTGCCGTCATCCAATGGGAACAGAAGCACAAACGCCGTGGTGTCAAAGGTGGTGGCCAGGTCTAGCCCGGCGAAACAGGCCCGGCCCGTGAGATCAACGGGGCAGGGCACGTTCCCCTTTGCCCAGTTGTGCATGCCAATCCATCGGGTGTCTTGCTCCGTCCAGCAGTTCAAATACAGCTGCTTGAACGTGTTCTCATATGCCGGCATTTCGACGGCACGCTGGCACTCGCTCCGGAGGAAATCCATCTTCACCGAAACGCCAAGGTTTGGATTGGCGAGGGCCCAAGTTTTTTCGTCTCGCCAATCCGAATCAGGCGGGGCACAGAATATGGCCGGCAGGAATGTCTCGTCCTTGATGGCACCAGCTCGGACGGCCTCCGCGTATTTCCACACGTCCCAGCACACTGATTTCTTGTCGTGCCCGGCCGTGGTCAATGCCACCGTGAGCGGGTTGCGTCTGGCACCTTGGCTAGACAGCATCACCTCCCACATTTCTCGGTTGCTCACGTGCAGCTCATCGAAAATCACAGCGTGGGCCGAAAGCCCGTGCTGGATTCCCGCCTCGGCAGAAAGTGCCTTGTAGGTAGCGTGCGTTGACTCACGCACGATGGCGTTCCGATACACCTTCAGGTGCTGCCGCAGCACAGGCGACTGTTCAACGGCGATACGGGCGGTATCAAAGACCAGGCGGGCCTGGTCGCGTGACGCCGCACAGGAATACACCTCAGCCCCAGGCTCGTCCTCAAGCATGCACCTTAAAGCGATTCCGGCGGCAAGGGTGCTCTTCCCATTTTTGCGAGGAATCGCCAGCAGTGAGGTGCGGACCTTACGCCGTCCATTCTCTTCAGCAAAGAGTGCCCGCAGGTAATCCCGCTGCCATGGCTGCAGTAGGAACGGCTTGCCGCCAAGCTCGCCCTTGGCGTGTGTCAGGTGCTTCTCAAAGAACCGCACCGCTAGGCACGAAGAACACTTGCCGCACGGCTTTTCAGCCGAACATGAGGCGGTCTTCGTCGTCGTTTGCCGCTTGCTGCTCAACGGCTGACACTCTCGCCAAGGCTGACGCCGTGAGGCCGAACTGCTCGGCAAACCGCAGCATGTGCAGCCTGGCGTCCTTCTTTCGATACCACGCAGGGTGATTCATCACCCTACCCTTATCGTCTATGAACGTGGCCCCGTGCTGCTTGAGTTCCTGGTCAGCCTTGACCATGTCGGCCATGGAATCGCAATAGGCCGCCAGCGTGTGCTGGTGACGAATGCTCATAACCTTGGACGCCTCGAGCATCGGAACAATGCGGTTCCACTCGGCCCGGCCGATCTCACAAAGCCACGCAGGTGGCTCCGGAATGCTCGGAGCAACGTCCACGCCTCGCTTGTGCGGCCCTCTAACGCGGGAGCCACGCAGCTTAAGAATCTGCTTAGGGGTTGGCGGTCTTCCCTTAGCCATTAGGCCACACGGCAAAAAGACGGGAACCGGGGCACGCCAGCGTCAGTGAGTTGCTGGTATTTAAATGTAAACACCGTGCCAATCGCCGGCGGTCGCCTACGCATGGCGTCCGTCAATCCTGACGATACGCAAAACTGCGTGCCGTCTGGCAGACGGGCCACCAGGGCACCGACCGCATCCGCATTGCGTCCCGTGCCGCCTTCGTAGCCAATCACTGTGGCCTCAGCATCGTGGAACGTCTTGACCTTCAGCAGTGATCCAGACCGCTTTCGTTCGTAGCGGCTGGCAGGCTGACGAAGCATCAGACCCTCGCCGCCCAAGTGCTGCACTCTGCTCAGTTCCTCAATCAGATCAGCCTGCCCAGTGCACTGCCGCTGCGGCAATACGAATGCCCGGCCGCCGCAGTTGGCCAGTGCGTCACGCAAGGCGGCTTGCCGCTCCTCAAATCCGCCCAGTGCCATCGGTGCATCAAATGCCGCAAACCGCACGGCATTCCATTCGTCACCGGCCGACTGCGAACGCACCACGCTAACGGTCTTCTGGAACTGGCCACGCCCGATCCACAACTCGCCATCGAGCGGCTCGCCTTTTGGGAGTTGCTCGGTGAGCCAGGCCGGTGCGTTGATCGGCTGTCCATTGCGGGTGACGAGCGTGCGGCAATCCCACACGGCCCGCACGCCGTCCAGCTTCTCACTCATCCACCAGCCGGCGGGATCTGAGCCGGCCCAGGTCTTTGCAAGCAGCACGCTCATGGCATCACTCCAGGCCGATGGCGGAAAGCGTCACGATGGCCGGGGCACAGTCTTGTGGCGAGATCGTCCACGAATACCACGCACCGTCTGGATGCCGTGAAGGCGGCAGCACAGACTGGGCCGGCTTGCCCCCAATCCGAACTTCGTAGCCACCAATCTTCCGCCAGCCGCATTCCGGCAACTGGCCAGCCAGCCGAAAGATGCGATGCTCGCCCCGGCCGCTGGTGTAGGTAGGCGTCTTGGCATTGATCAGGCCCAGGTGCTGCACGATGCTGCGGCCTTCAGCGTCATCAAATTCCACGTCGATCAGGCCACCGAAACCGCAGAGCAGTCCGACGTTGTAGCCCTGCTCAAGCCATTCCGAAATCAACTGCGGCGACTGCGTTGCAGACTCATGCCATCCGGTGCCGAGCGGCTTTTTGCTTCGACGGCCAACCTTTACGCAGGCGGCACCGTGCTCGAGAAGCGCCATCAGATCGGCATCGCACGCAATGGCAGTGGGCATTGAGCGTCTCCGTTGAAGGTGCCCAATCGTAGGCAGTATTTCATCGGATTTTCAATCCCCTGCACGTGCATTTTGTGCCTGAAAAATAGTGCCAAAGCGCACTTTTCGTTGGCCCGCAAAAGTGGGCGTCGCAACGCAGCGTCACGCAGGACGCCAGCCGGTTTTGGGTGCGTCAGACACCCGATGCCGCCCGCCGCCAGCCACAGGCCGAAAGCGGCGGCCCCCAGGGGCCCGTATTTTCGGCCCCGCGTGCACGCCGC